ACAGATACATATCATCACTTTGGTAGGGCTGCTATTGGTGTTACTGGAACCCACCTTGATAGCGCTACTTTTACACACCAGGATTTTAGAACAAATACTAATTACGCTTTGAGACAAGGGAGTGGTGGTACAACATTCTTGAATGCTAGAAGTGCCGTGGATATTAGATTTAGAAGCGACGATGTTGATGTTGCTAATGTAAATAGCAATGGTATTAACATGTATACTGATAAGGTCATTACATTTGGCGATGGTCTTGTCACACTTAGTGAAGATGGTATTGCGATTGCAGGTGTTTTAGAGCTTAACAGTGATGGTATGTTGTTGTATGGTGAATCTAAGATTACATCTGATTTGAATAACCCAGTGTTGGCGGGTAATTTGTATTTGAATAGCGCATCAAGCTACATTACTTTCACCGATGCTTCTACACAATTTGATGGTAGTGTTAATAGAACAATAACAACAAATGCTGGTCCGGTGGCAAATGGTGGAACTCTTGTAGCTCGTGATGCAAATGGTGATTCCTGGTTTAGAAATGTTAATGGCAGCGGAACTATAACAGCACCCGAAGTGACTGCTACATCAGATATTAGGTTGAAGAGTAATATTGTTAAGATTGATAATTCTCTTGAAAAGATTGATAAATTGAACGGTTATACATTCACAATGAATGATAAGCAAATGACAGGTTTGGTGGCACAAGAAGTATTTGATGTGTTGCCAGAGGCTGTTATAGGAAATGAAGAAGGTATATATAGTTTGGCATATGGTAACATGGTTGGTCTTTTGGTTGAAGGCATCAAAGAATTGAAAAAAGAAGTTGCGGAGTTGAAAGAACAATTAAAGAACAAATAAATAAAATATTTTTGAAGGAAAAAACTCCAAAAGTGTTTTATTACAAAATATAATTAACGCTTGGTTGAATCCATAACAGCCAAGATAAGAACTCCGAAAACGAAGAACATGACTACTAAATTACACTCTGTTTCGTCCTGGGACACAGGTGATTTAGTAGGCACCATAGTAGGCGCGACCATTTGTTTAGTAATTAGTGAGGGAGGTTTGACTTGTTCAACCTCTTCCTCCTCTAAGAAAGCATAGCTTAACATTTATATAATCAAAGATTTATTTCATTCTTTTTGGACTTTCTTCCTCTTTTGGGTTTTGAAGCTGGGATGGCAACTTCCTTCACTTGATCCTCTTCCTGGGTTTCTTCTTCGCCGTGGTCTGAGACAATGTCAGAAACATCATCATCTTCTTGTGGGACTGGTTCTGGTCTACTGATCGCGGTTGAAGAAACTGGTGGTGGTGGTGGCATTGAAATGGTTCCCATCAACTGGGACAAGTCAATACCTGGACCCGCCATTTCATATTCTTCCCCTGTTGCTGCTGATTGTTGTCTGGGTTGAGCTCCCACTTGACCCCTGGGAACTGTGTTCTTAACCGCTGACATCATTGATTGTGCTAGTTCTGGATTTTGTTTCAAAATATCATTTACATTTGGAATAGCAGCCTTGAACATGCTGTTTGTAAGGTGGAACATCATAGCTGAACCACCCAACATCATAATCAATTTGACTTCTGGAGCCATTTGCATCTTTGCTCTATATTTCGCATAAAGCTCTTCAAAAACACCGTCATATGAATCAATATCCTCCATAATAGACTCACTCCATCCCTCAAGTTGTAATTCAAAGGGGTTGTATCGTCTGTTAAGGAATTCTAACCCTGTTGTGCAGGCCACCAACATTCTCCTGGAAAATTTGATAGATTGTTCAACTTCTATGCCATACATTATGCGCTTGTATTCCGCTCTCATCTCATTTACATCTGAGTAAGCATTAAGGCGTTTATTTATGGAAAACCCCTTCTTCTCAAGTCTGGTAAGCTTGTTTAACAAGTCTGCTTTTTCATCATCTACACTGAAATATCCAGTAGATGGTTTTTCGGCTTGGGGTTGTCGTGTCAAACTTCCTGCTTCTGACTGGTAATCCATCATATCATCGTCATCGTCCTCATCTGGTGCGTTTCCGAACATTTGTGGTGGAGGTTTCTCAGCCTGTTGTTTCATTGGATTCGCAAAAGCATCTAATTCATCATCCAAGTTGTCTTCGTATGTTGGAGGAGCTGGTCTAGATCCCGGTCTTTTCAGGGGTTTTGATTTTTTCTGTTTTGATATTTCAATCTCATCCCACAGGCGCTGTTCATCCTCATCTAAATTCATGGTTGGAGCATCACCCCGGTCAATGACAATTTCGTCCATTATACTCTTATGCTTTAAATTATCTTTTCGTTTTTAACTCACTTTTTTTCTTATACCAATATATACCAGATGTTTGCTATGAACAACACCAATAAACAAATTTTAAAATGGATTGTTATAATTTTTGCCCTTGCGGTTCTCCTTCAAATGTTCAAGGGTTCCTCTACCTACGCTCTCCGTGAAATCCAAATCAAGGAGAAGAACACTGATTCTATTGCGGGTCTTCCATACTCCTTGGAATGTGTTCCAGGTGCTGCGAAGGGTTCTCCATACACCAAGGACTTAACCCCAGGGGGTGCGTGTGGCATCCAAAAGATTGTCTATGACCAATCTGATTATGAAGTCGTCGGTGGAATTGGTGAGCCACTTATCTAAAAAATAAAACCAAATATATAATATAATGAACTTGCCAGACAAGAATTACGATTATTTCACCGTCACGGTTGATACTTTGGGTCAGGCGAGTAAAAACACTTTTTCAGTTTATTTGAATGAACCATTAAAAAATGTTGTTCAAGCTAAATTGTTGAGCACACACATTCACACAAATGATTCCGTTCAACATTTATATGTGGACATTGATGAATTTAAGACATTGTTTAGTGAAAGAGCTTCTGCTGAGTATAACGGTGCAAATGAAATTTCTAGAGTTAGAGGTGCTTTTGCAAGTATAGTAACTGCATCAGAACATACAGGAAGCGAACAGCTTATTAGTTTTAGAGAGAGAGATCACTATGAAATTACTCATGAATACCCAAGCCCAATTCGCCGAGTTGATAGATTAACAGTTTCATTATTAGATCAAACTGGTAATACTATACCAGAACCAGCTCAATCCACTGATGAACACTTCCTTGTTTTGAGATTCAAATGTATGAGCCCAAGTGTGATTCTTCCATAAATTTATAGTTGTCAATCATGTTTTATCGTCTATTAAAAAAATATGATTAATAATTAAATTAGTATGAGTTCTTCAGCAATTCAGAGGTTAGTGGCGGTTGGAGCTCAGGATGTTCATTTGACTGGTGATCCAGAAATTTCATTTTTTAATAGCTCATATAAAAGACATACAAACTTCAGTCAAGGCCCAGAAAAACTGCGAATGACTGGTAAACCCAAAAGCGGAACATTTTCAACCATTCCAGTTGAAAAATATGGTGATTTGATTGGATATATGTATATTGCACCAAGTGATCCATTTTATATGGAATCATATGCCTCTGGTGATTGGACAACTTTAGTGGATTATGTTGAGTTATATATTGGTGGTAGATTGATAGATCGTCAGACATCCCTCTTTACAGAGGCGTGTGCTATTGATTTCTTGGCGAACAACATTAGTAAAAGTTTTTACGGTTGTCACCAAGGTCTATCAGGAACTTCTTATTTCTTCCCATTCCGTTTCTTTTTCTGTGAAAATGTTCAATCTGCTCTCCCATTGTGTGCCATGCAATACCACGATGTGGAGGTAAGAGTGTATTGGGGCAGAGATGCAGAATTCTATGATTGGGAATGTTATGCCAACTATTACCACTTGGGTGAAGAAGAAAGACAATCATTGAGATCCCGTCCACTTGATATGTTGATTACTCAAGTTCAGGAGAACCAAGCATCTGGTGATTGGGTTCAAGAACTAAATTTTAATCACCCCGTAAAATGTTTTATTAACTCAGATACACGACTTTATGGTGATATAAATACAAATTACAACAAAATGAAAATGTCTGTAAATGGAGAAGACATGTGTGATTGGAAATATTGTATTCCACACTTTGTGCACATCCCTGCTTATTATCATTCAAACAACACACAGATTCCTGATGTAATGATGTACGCTTTCGGTATATCTGTTACACAACTTCAACCAACTGGTTGCCTCAATTTTAGTAGAGTCTCAAGTTTTAAATTACATAGTGAATTATACCCAATTACATTTCCAACATATGCTATAAGTTATAATATACTTAGGGTTCAGAATGGACAAGCGGCGTTGATGTATGCTAATTAATATAATTTTCTAACTCTATTCTAAATATGGTGAAAGCTGGAGGAGGTTCAGGCACTCTTGTGACAGACCTGGAGTTTAATAAGTACGCGTCCAATGTTGTGGGTTATGACCCAGTAGCGAAACAGTTGTATGATCTTGGTTCAATAGATATTGTCATGAACCTGCAAGCGATCACAGAAATTGGCAATTTAACAATGGAAACCGTTCAATTTGAAGGTTATCCAACTGCTTTTATTGTTCCTTGGGGTATGACTGGTTTCGGTAATAGTTCACCAGAGC